CAAATAAAGCATCCCTTTTAAATAAAAAGCAAGTATCCTTAGACGGAATCACCCATATTAATTCTAAATCATCTGTATTTGTATATTTGTACACTATTTGATCATAGTCTGGAGTTGGGCATGTTTCCCTGCCAAAGAAATAATTTCTAATAACATTTTGCATAAGTGGTTCTTTTTTTGTAATTACAATAACAAAGAACTCAACACCATTACCAAGCCGTTTTATATTAAAATTAATGCAGTCAGAAATATTGGACTCATAAGTATCTAACTGTTCTTGCATTTGCTCTGTTGGGGTGATTTTATCGTCTTGTTTATTCTGTAATTCTAAAGCCGCTTGACCAACAGACTTCTTTTTCACAGACGTTCTTTCTTGTCTGCCATATCCTTAGCGATGGCTGGCGATTTCCTAATTCGCCTGATAGACATTCTGTTTTTGACAGGAAATTTTTCCCCTTTCGTATCCTCAGACCTAAAAAACCTCCTAAAAAACCTCCTAAAAAACATGAAAAAAACATCCAAAAATACCACTGTTTCCTTTCTTGTTAATTATTTCTTCTTTTTACTTTTCTTTATACCAGCAGTACTCATCGCTATAGCTATTGCTTGTTTCTTATTCTTAACCTTCTTTTTTGATTTTCCAACATTAAGTTCACCCGACTTAAATTCTTCCATAACTTGTTTTACAGCGTGCTTTTTTTGCTTCTTAGTCCTGGGTTTTCTTATCGGCATAATTTCTCCTTAAAACGGGGCGGGAAAAAGGACAACCCGCCCCTACAAAAAAGAGGATTAATCTTTGGCGGAGGCGGATTTCCTTCCTTTCTCCGACACTCGTGTCTTCTTTCGAAGATTGGATGGTACTCCTATTATTTTATACGCTATCCTTTTAGCTTTATCCTCTGTGCGAGGCATTACAGGCATTGACTATCCTTCTTATTTGGGTTTATTTTCACTGATCTCTTTGTCAATGGACTTAAGAGAATCGCCATAGTTTTCTACCCCAAACATCTTTTCCTTAGGGTAATCTTTCATAATAACTTGTTGTGGAAGATTTGCATGCTCCTTGGTATTACCATTTATTATGCCATCATACTCTTCACCCGAATAATATCTTTTTGCCATTACAGGCTCCTTTCTAATATAGAAACTGAGAAACATTCCTCAAAACACATAACTCACCTTGGATTATGTGTTTCTATCTAACATTTTTTTAACTGGGGGGGCGTCTTTCGTTTTAACCCCCTCAGCACGAACATTTACATCTGTACCAGACAAGTCTGCGCCCTTAACTATTCTCGATAGATTAATAAGTTTTTCTAGCTGTGCTATATCTACATCCTCTATCTCTTTAAGACTCTTAACTAAATTTAACAACCCTTGTTGCCTATCTTTTGTAGCTTCCGCTCTTCTTTCTACAGCAAGAGCCTCATTCTCCTCTACTCTGCTAACTCGTTCTATTCCAAGACCAATATCAGCTTGCGCTCTAGCATGAGCAAGATCTGTTCTCGCTTGAAGCTCTTGTTGTTCAATTTGCATCTGTTGCTGCTGCGCCTGTTGAGCAGCCTGTTGCTGTTGAACTATAGCTTCTTTAAGCTTTGTCTTATTTTGCAAGGTCGCAGCCTCAATAATTACATCGTCGGGAATCTGTACACCTGTTTCCTTGAGCTGTAATAACTGCGCAAACTGCATTTGTCTTTGCGTTGTAGTATTAAGACCCTCCTCGATAGCGGCATCATATTTGCCAAATGTCTTATTATAAAACTGCTGAGAAGGTTCTTCTTCTATAATTTTCTTAATCTTGCCCGGCGTAAAGTTGTTCTGAATAATATTAATCATTAATTTACCAAGTAACTTTTGCGACCGATCTAACTGATCAAAAAGCGATTGTAACGTCGTTAATCCAGCTCCCTGTCTAAGCATTGACAGTACGCCAGCTTTATCATCCTGCGCGGAACCTAAAAGTTCTTCATTAACCCCAGAGATTTCTTGAACCTCTCTCGCTAAAGTTTCTGAAACTTGAAGCATAGATGGCGGAATCTGTGGCGGCTGTATTTGCTCAACATCTGTCATCAGAGCGTCTTCTTTTAACGCAAGACCTCTTCCTTGACCAGACATAAAAATATCCTTGGGATTAACTAAAGCGTTCTCTTTGTATTTAAAGCCAGAATTTATTTGAGACTCAAATATATCCAACTCAATTGCCTTGCGCCTATTGTATAAGTACTGTGCATCACGTAATCCACGAACTACACCCTGTATTCGCATCGGAAAATAAGGCATCTGCGGGGTATAATAACCTAAAACAGGAATAAACGGATACTGATCTATACCCATTGGGTTCGGACCGTCATACATCACCTTGCCCTGAATAACTATTGCAACATTAACCGTTGGTATCTGCTGTTCAATAAGTGTGATCTGTGGATACATACTTAAAAATCGCTTCAATGCGTCTTTTTGATCAGTAGTCCACTCAAAGGATTCACCAGTTTCTGTATCAACAAGCATCTTTTGTTGGCGATAATCTTTGTAATAATATTCGTCATACGTCATGAGATTCTGAACATTGGCACCGTTGGTATAATTCTCAGGCATAAACTGAAACTTATCGTCATTGGCTACATTGGGCTGCAATAAATCAATCTCTTCTTTTCTATCAGGCAACAAAGAGAGACATTCCCTTCTAGAAAGAAAAGATCTTTTCCATATTGCATTACAATCTGAAAGATCAGCTTTCTTAAAAAATGGATCTATAAGAAAGGAATTATACGAACAGTTATCCACTCTGATATTACCCGATATTGGGTCTGATCTATAATCAACCCACACCTGAAGAAGATTCATGCCTGTTACAAGAGCGCCGTGGAAGCTTTCAGAAATCGTCTCTAAAACCCCCTCCTGTTGGTTGCACCACACTATAATCTTTGAAAATTGATCAGCTGTTTCTTGGTCACCGTTTTCAACAGGTGAAACAATTGTGGATTTTCTATTGCGACGCTGAGACCCCGATATCATGCTTACAATTCTTCTTATGCGATTAAAGTTAAATTGTTTCCTAAAAGAGGAAGGCATATTGTTGTATAATTCCTGATACACGGATTGATCGCCAGCCTCGAACCTAGTATCTAAATCAGCTTCTGCCCAAAAAGATTGATTGACAGAAATCGCGTCACGATAAAAGGAAGACATGCGATTAAGAATTTCCTTGTCCTTCTCCTCGTACAACTCTGGTCCAACATCTGGAAATAGACTCATCCTAAACTCCTTTTTAGAAGTGTATTATGGGCTAAAATGCGTATTAGCGGCATCCAGAACCAACTGGAAATTCGCCTCACTTAAATACGTTTTATATAATACCTTAGAGTCAAGAGTAAATAAATCTCTTAATCCAATATCAGTATCCTGATTCTGGAAGTTAGCTGTGCTATTTATGTATTTATAAAAATCAGTATACGTATCGAACCGGTCATACGTTGGTTCTTCAGTGCTTTGAGTAAACGCAACTTCAACCAAGTTAGGATCAACAGGTCGATACTTTGGAGTAAAAGAATAAATATATATAGTGGTTGTTATAGCCATTACTTTCTCCCTCTATAATTACCACAGTCTAAACCCTACTCACACAAACGGTCAATATTTAGGAAAATCATCACTAAAGAAACCAGGTAACTGTTGTGTACCATACATAGCCTCACGGTAGTTCTTGTCTATTTCTTCAGAAGACAAACCATCTCTCACTTTAGGCAACGATAAACTCATATACCTAAAGGCGTCACAAAAATTACTAGATTCATTGTGAAGTGGCTTTCCTTTGTAAATACGACGTTTAGAATCATACTCCTGCCTATAACTCTCAAGAGCCTTTAAAAGAGGCTGTCCTTTTGTCTCGTCAATCCAAATCTTAGCGAATGTTGACCGACAGGCCTCAATTCCGTCCTCAAGTGACAACTTAGGTGCTACCTTAAATCTTATTCCAAGTTGTCTGGCTTTCTCAAGTCGAGACACTCCAGTACCCAATTCACGAACGGCAATATCATGTGGAGCAAAATGCTTATCATAATCATAAGGCAAAGTGCTAAGATGCTTAGCGTAAAACTCAAGACCCTGAGAAGTGTTCTCGTAACAATCAATAATCCTGACTGTAGTACCAATCGTCTGAAAGAATATAATAGACGTCGCATCGCGCATTCCAAGGTCCCATGCTGTGTGAACTTTAAAAGCCGGCTCCCATGGCACAACCGATATCTGTCCATTCAGTCTCATTTTATCAAGATAGCGAGAATAATATGCCCCTTCTATTCCAAGGTCAAACGATGTGAAATATTCCTGCATGATTAGATCTTCAGACATCAGCCCCTCGGCTTTCTCTTTCTCTATTCGATGCCGTGGTATGTGGTTAGTATCATCTAACGTTAATTTGTAACAAAACCATTCTGGTGATTGCTCGGCGATTTGATAAAGCGCGTAAAGGTGGTTCTGTCGTCCACGTGGAGTAGACTCGAATATCGCCCACCCATCGTTAGCCACCAAAATTGGTCTTAAAAACTGATAAGCTTTGGGATCTTGTATGGCATACTCTGAAAACACACAACCTATTGGATTAGTTCCAACGACGCTATCAATATTATCGCTACCTATAAGCTGAATCAGTGATCCGTTAGTAAGAAAGACTTTCATCTCTTGCGAGTTTGTTGATCTTACTAGGTTTGGCGGAATGTAATCTCTAAAACGTATCCCTTCATTTGTTATAGAATCCCAGATCACCTTCTTAGCTTGTGAGTAAGTGGGGAAAATATAATAATAGACACCTGTTCTACGAATAGCCTGTCTTATTATAATATTCCAAGAAACAATATCTTTGCCTTAACCAGCGCGTCTTGGCCAGATAGCCAAGACGCGCTTATATCCTTTATTTTCAATAGCATCAAAGATGGGCTCTTGATAGCCTCGTGGTTTAAATTTACTTAGATGTATTCGGTTTTCTACGTTCATTTATTGCATCCACATTCTTTTAAAGTTTCTATTCTTTCTTCTCGCTCCCATTGAGCAGTAAAAACACATAATGTACTTATTATATCTAAGAGAGCTTTCTGTCACCATATTTACAGCTCCGCATGAACATTCGGCTTTATATTTTCTATGGCCTATTCTTTCATTACCGATCTCACTAATTATTCTCCATTCTCCTAAAACGTCTCCTGCTTTAATATCTGGGGCCTTTGGCTTAGCTTTTTTATGTTTTGTTCCTTCTTCTGAAAACAATTGAGCGTTAGATAAATTACTCATCTTCATCCTTTTTTATAGGCTTGTCTGGTAACTCAGGAACAACTGAACTTTCTGGAACTTTTGGTAGAACAATAAACTGGACATTTGCTGAGCTAGCATCCTTTTGTTGTAGCGCTGCTTTCCGTTCGGCAATTTCTTTCCATTGTTCTGAGTAGGCTGACATGGAAGCTATGACGCCTGATGCGTTAAGTTTATTTAACAGCATCCCTTTTTCTCTAGTAACACCTATACACATTAACGCGAATTTATAGGCCGCGTCGAACTTTGGAGATCTATCTCTAAATCGTCTCATTGCGTTAAAATTATAACCTGTCTCTCGCAACCATTCACCTATAACGATCTTGTCTTCTTTGTTTTCTAGCACCCATCGGACTAGTCTTGCTGCGAGTGCTTCAACGGTTGCTATAGGCATAGGTTTTTCTCTAAGTGTAAAGATGTCTATTTCCCAGTTTGGATCAATCTCTGTTATGGTGGGGACTTTTGGTTTAGTGATATGCTTATTCTTTATACGTCCGTCACCCGAGTCTGTTTTAGGGGTATTCTCGGGTCTTCGATAATTTATATTTTCTTTAGCGGCTACTTCTTCCGGTGTAGGTTTATTATTCATTATTCTCCTTTTCAGTCTAGACTGTTTATGTAAACAGTGAATATTTTTTATCGAAGGTTACCATAACCTCACCCACCCTACCTGCACGTTGTTTTTCTATTATCACCATCATGTCCTCAATTAATGCTGGCTCATCTTCTTTATTATGTAGGAGCAGGATGTTATCGGCGTCGTGTTCGATTGATCCTGATTCACGAAGATGGTATCTGCGTGGCCTTTCGACCTTATCGGCTTCTCTAGAGAGTTGAGCTAAGACAACGATAGGTATATTAAGCTCCATAGCCAACAGCTTCAGTCTACGCGAAATATAACCAAGAACCTGAGTTCTGTTCCTAAGGTCTCTATCTACGTGTTCCAGGAGTTGCATATAATCTATTACTACAAGTTTTAGGTTATATGTTCGAGTGTAGTATCTTACCATATTAATAATATCGTTTATTTGGTTAGTTTTGGCTGTCCCCACGTCTTGAATATACAGTGGAATGTTGTACAAATCTGACGCTGAATTAGATATTTTCTTAAGTGTCTCTACATCTTCTGGTCTAAAGTTGTTAATTTCATCTAATGAAAGAAACTTAGCTGGATCATCTTTAAACCGAGACAGTATAGAAAACAGTTTTATGACAATTTCTATTTTTGACATTTCGAGTGAATACATAAAGCATGGATTATTATCCAGAGCGTTTCTCACCATAAGGTTTAGGGCGAAGCTAGTTTTACCGAGGCCTGTTTTAGCACCTATAACGGTGAGAGTTTGAGGATTTATTGTTGTTAGAAGTTGGTCTAGTTCATAGATATATGTTTTAACGGCCTGTTCATTTAGTTCTTTTTTTTTAAGAATATAATTAACGGTATCGTCTATTAATTTCTTTGGGGCTACGTTTTCGTTATCGAATGTAATAGATTGATTTATGGATATAATTTTCTTATCTAAAATAGCGCCTAGTCCTTTTAATCCTTCGTATGTTTTTGTTTTATCTGATATAAAGTCGGCGATTTCCAGGTATTTCTTAGATATCTCAGAATTTCTAAGTTCAGAAAGATATCCATACAATGTTTTAATATCCTTAACATCGAAAATATCCTCTTGTATTTCCAGGAGATAATCTTCTCCACCTACTGCGCTAAGTTCTTCTATTC